CGCCTGCCATGAGCGGCACTAAATAAACGTGACCCGGTCCGGGGTCTGGCATTGGCATCCAAACTGCTACGTCAATGATGCCCGGATGCGCTGTTTTCGCCCAAAACTCATATGCGCCATCAGGTCCGGCTACTGAAAACGAGTCAGGCACGAGTCGCAATCTTGCGCGGTATGCCTCTAAACTTTCGATATCGCCGCCGCCTGTCGATTCGGTGACGTTTATTGCTGTCAACACGAACGGATTTCGGTCAACTAACGTGTTTATCTGACCCGGCAGGAAGCCATTTCCGACCGCGCCGACGGTGTCACATCGCGCCTGAACCCTGCCAACCGTCTGCCCGATTGGTATATTCAGGTTCGCAATTGTCGCAAACATGAGATTTCCGACCGCTAAACGAGTTCCTGATGGTATTGTCGTTACAGTCGGACGCGTCGTTGACAGCGTAAAGTCAATTGTCGCGACTGCCGGTGTAGCCTGCAGCCTATCGCCGCGTGTTCCGTAGAGATATCCCAGCTCCTCGATGGTATCTTCGCCTGCGTATCGCAGTAAATTCGACTTTGCAGCCAAATCTATTACGGAATTTTGCTGTGCTATCATGAGCGCAACCGCTTCGAGGAATACCCTGCGCTCATCACCCGGAAATAACCGAAAATCCGGTTGTCCAGCCGCCTGTGCAGCCGCTTCAAATCCTGCTATAATCGACGCTTGCACTCTACCGGCATCTAAATCGGCAAATTGTAGGCTCATATGTGTACCTCCGATATAATCACGCGAGGGATTAGTCGCCCTTGCATTAAATCAGTCTCGTTTTCCATAAAATCTATCTCTCTAACGACCGCCCTTGGCTCGTATTTTCGTATCGCTTGAACGATTTCCGCCCTCAGTCGTGCCTTTGCTATGTTTATCGGCATGTCCAGCATGTCGAAGTCGATTCCGAACTCGCGGTCGAGCGATACGCTGTATTTCGGAGTGGTCAGAATGATTCTGACGTTCTGCAAAACCCTCTCAACGCCTCTGACACCGAACTTTAAATCTGTAGGTCTCCCTATCACTTCATACATACTGAAATACCTCTTTTTTACCAAATTTTGGGAGCTTTAAATGCCCCATAGTGAGGCTTTTCAACCTCTCGCGATGCCTAGCACCGTCAAAAATATTCCTTTAGGTGGAGTTCAAGCTCCATATATAATACGTTGCCGTTGCCATCGAATTTTTTCATTATCGTCGTGTTAGTCTCGATACGCCATTCGCCATTTCCGATGACGCGCTCGCCCAAAACGAACGGGGCATGCCTGCCTTGCAGAATGAACGTGCCTATTTTTTCAAATTCTTCACGGGGATTGATGCCTAATGCCGCCGACAGCTGTATCGGGATTACCATTTCATTCAGCCCTGGTCCGATAAATTCACCTTTCGGCTTCGCACCGACAACATTATGGTCAGCCCATCTTCCGACCGCTGTATGTTCAATCTCTTGAGGCGTCATAACCCTGTCGCTATGCACTTCAAATGTAATATCGCCAAGTGTGGCAATCTGTCCCATACTCTTACCTCTATACTGGTGGCGATGTTGTCGTCGGTCCGCCCTCTACGCCGCCGTGAATATGATTTCGGAGCGATGTCGAACCTGCCACTACGTCGCCTGTGACGTTAATGTTTCCAACTACTTCAATATTTCCAATCGCTTTAATCTCTGTCGCGGCAACCGTTACCCTGTCTGCCGTGATATCTGCCTCACCTGCGACGTTCGAGGTCAGTTTTTTCTCCTCGAAGTCGTATTCGATGAATGTTCCGTCGGTAAACCGTATGAAGTACGTGCCCTCACGCGCTCCCACAGGGCGATTCCCCTCTGTGTAGTACGACCCGATGACGAATCCCTCTTGAAAACCACTCGGCAGAAACACGCACAGCACCGATTCGCCGACTTCCGGCATCCAAAATACCTGCATTTGACGTGTGCCGGGATATACTATTTGCAAATCGCCTGAAACTAACCCCTGGAGGTCATCAAATGCGACCCTGCACGTGCCTTTTTCGGCGTTTATTGTTGATACCTGCCCTATTCGAATTACATCTGCTGTTGCTGCCATATCAATATCCTAAAACCTTATGTCCTTTTATCTCATTGGTGAATCCACTGCCGATATCATAACCGACACTCTCCGCCAGATATTTGCCATCATAAACTCCGAACCCCTCAACCTCGAATGTCATACCCTCGACGTGTTTTACGTCTCCGACAACCTGCAAATCGCAAGTCCACTCGCTTTTGTTCCTTGCTCTCAATCCACATTGCGCCATTCTTCGCGCTGTGCCTCGAGCATCAGCTCTGATGTCGGCGAAATCGTCCGCCGGGCGTTGCGTTGTCGCTGCAAACGCTGCAAACGGGCGCAATGCCAGCTCCTCGCGTATGATGTCGGGTGGACGCTCCGTCACTCTATGTACTACGCCTGTCGCCGGTGCATCATCAGGCTCGAATGTCTCCGCAATCAGCATGTTTGTGCGCGGGTCTTTGTATGTGATTTCCGCGCTGCTTGCGACGTTCGACGAATCTAGCGTGAAGTTATATCCAATCAGCTTGCCGTCGCCTTTTTTGAATGTCACAACCGATGGTCTGGCTTCAAACTCTAATTCGTCATAGACAATCACGGTGTTGTTCGACACTTTCACCGTCGCACCAAACATCATGCACAGCTTCTTGAAAAACGGCAAACTCGCTTCTTGGCGTTGGTCTACCCTGTCCAATCTCGGGTCGTTTTTTATCAAAAACTGGAGCGACATTCCGCCCTCGTGTGCGATATCCGTGCCAATTTTTGACAGGTTCACGTTTTCCCATGCTCTGGTGCGCGACTCTCTGCGTATCGGTGTTTGCATCGGCACTGACACGGCTTTAACCGTTGCCACATCTGGTGGTCCGTCAAAGTCTATGCCGTCAACCTCGAATGTTCCACAAAACAGCGTTTCCGTAGTGTCCGGGTCGTTGAACGATTCCGCTACGATGGTTACTTTTATCACCGTGCCTGTTACGGCGTGTGGTGTTGCTGCACTATTAACTCGTTGTTGTTGCGGTCTTACCGCCAGGATATCTGAAAAATCTGCCATATATTACCTCTGGCTCTGTGATGCCACTTTCGGAAACCACGGACCACGCCATGAACCCTCTCTGTCCTCGAGTGTAATCTGTAAATCGTCGGCTTCGTCGGTGTTCCGTGTAACTGTGAGTTTATCCAAACCTGCCGCAATCTCGTCGGAAATATCTTTACCGTCGTATTCCACAATAACACGCACTCTGCGCCCTCTACCTGCATCCGACATGTCACACCTCCGTCGCTGTAATCCATGGCGGCAGGTTCGATATCACCGAACCTCTCGGAATTTCGGGAATTTTCAGCTCAAGTCCGCCGGGGAAAATCACTGTGTTTTTATGCGTAGGATTGGCAGCGATGATGTCGGAAATGTGCAGCTCGCTACCATAATTTTTGAATGAAATCATGTCATACGTATCGCCTGAAATCGTGCTGTATGTCCTCATCAGTATGCCAACCTCTCTTTGTCTTTCTGTATGCGCTTCAATTGCGCTATAACATTTGCCGTAACCTCTTTTGATATGTCAGTCGCTGCCGCTCGCAGCCTGTCAGGTGTGGCTGCGTCTGCTCCGCCTGATACCTGTATCGATACCGGCACTGATATGCTATAACGGTCTGCGCTCGATGTGTTGTTAGTGGTAAATCCTGCCATGCGACCTGCTTGCTCCCATAAGCTACGAGAGCGAGGCTTATTGTTATGCGGTACGACGGTTTCGTTCGCATGGAGCTGTGCTTTCTGGTTTGTCCATATATGTCCGCCGTCATCGTAACTCGGCAGCGGGTCACCGCCGCCACCTCTGCCCGGCAGTCTGTTGAATATTCCTCTTACACTGTCGCCTATGCCGCCGAAGAAGTTCTTTATCGGTGCGAAAAATTCCATTATCCGCTGAACGGCTTGCCTTGCGCCGTCTGGCAGTGCATTCCATGCTCTGTCGAAGATGCCGCGTATACGGTCAGTGATGCTACTAAAGAAATCTCGCACACCCTCGAAGTCACCTTGAATCAGCATTATCGCCAGTCTGAACGGCGCGGTTATTATATCAAACATCAACGCCCATTTTTCGCGTATAAACTCGAACGCACCCCTGATGGTATTTCGCACCTTGTCAAACGCACTTCGGATGAACCCTGCGACGCGCCTACCGACGTTTCTTACTACCTCGACGACCGTATCCCAGTTTCGTATCAGCAGCACGATTCCGGCTATCACGGCGGCTATCGCCATGATGATTAATCCTATCGGATTGGCTTTCATTGCGATGTTCGCAGCGACCTGTGCTTTGGTTTGCGCCACGGTTGCAGCTGTCTGCGCGACAGTGCCTTTGGTGAACAATGCCTTTGCCGCTGCGCCTGCTGATTGCAGTGCTATCATCGTTCTGTGAACGGCTATCACTCCGGATATGGCGGTTTTTAAACCTGCCAATATACCGACAATTATTAATGTGTTGCGCCAGCCTCCGACGAAATCCACAACGGCGTTTATGCCGTCTCGAATCCGC